ACAGAAACTGAGGGCCGCACAGGCATGACGGACGGCTCAGGTTTTATTAAACCCACTTCTGAAAGTGTCAAAGCTGCAAGTGATGCTATAAACAAGGATGAGCTTGATAAGATGGGAACTAATAGAACAATGCCTTCAACATCTTTAAAAGAAAAAGTTAATCAAAATTACAGTAAATTTACTGCAACCGGAAGAGAAAGCGGGCCTGGTAATAAAGTTTCCAGTCATCCTGGTACACCAGGCGGAATTAAAGCGGCTCCGGCTGTTGAAAGAAAATTTTCAGCTAAGATGGGCAAAGCCGATTCATTCCCACATGATGCAAATAATCCATTATTGGAAAGCTACAAAAAACCAAATCGTTTACAGCAAATCCAAAAAGCAGATCCCATGTGGCTTAGAGAGAAAACTGGTACAATTGAAAAAGCTTCTATGGCACCTCCCACTCCAGCTCCAGCTAAGCCCACTTCACCTCCTATGCCAAAACCAATGAAAATGCCAAAAATGTCAACAATGACCAAAAATTCAAAATTAGGAACTCCAAAAGGGGACGCTTTAGCTGATGCTTATAAAGAGAAGCCTACCGTTACCTCAGAGCCTAAAACCAAGCTTCCGTCACCTAAAGAACAGGGTCAACGCCGCTCTGTATTTGAGGAATTTACACCAGCTGGAAAATTTGGCAAAAGATAAATAAGTGTTATTATAAGGGATATGAAAAAGTTAGGAATAGAACATTATGATGCAATTGCTATTAGCAAAGGCGGCAGAGCATTTGCTATTGATGGCGTTCCTGTTCTTAATAAAAATAGAATCCTTTGTGTTTGCAATAAAAATCACGAATGGCAACCAAAATGTGATCAAATCTCACAAGGATATTGGTGTCCCCATTGTGCAGGCAATATTCCTCATGATTTAAACTTTATTCAAAATCTTGCCAAAGCGAATAGTGGAACTTGTCTATCTACAACATATAAAGGAATGAGCCAAAAATATAATTGGAAATGCGAGAAAAATCATATTTGGAGCGCTAAAGCCAATGATATACAACAAGGACAATGGTGTAATATATGTCGTCATTTAAAGCACGATTTAAAATGGCTTAAAGAAAAAGCTGAAAAAGTAGGTTCTACTTTGCTATCTAGCGATTATGAAGGACCAAAGAAAAGATATGAATTGAAGTGTAAAAAAAAGGAGCACTTATATAAAACAATTGGAGCTTTGATTGCTATCGGACACGGATGTCCGATGTGTGCCAGAAATCAGAGAAATTTTCATTCAATAGCAGAATTAGAAATTTTTTCTTTAATTAAAGAAAAATATTCAGATGCTTTAAACGGCCAGACCGGTTTACTTCCAAGCAGACGTTTTGAATTAGATATTTATATTCCAAGTTTAAGAAAAGCTATTGAATATGATGGGCCTAGGCATGATCCTAATCATAGGTTGCATAAGCCAAAAAATTTAGAAAGAGATACACGCAAAAATTATGAATGTAAAAAGCTTGGGATTCATCTATTAAGAGTAAATTATAAAAACTGGGAATTGAATAAGAATTTAGAAATAAACAAGATTTGGGCTTTCTTAGAAAGTTAATCTTTTTAGTAATTCGATTTTAAGGAGTTTTTACATGGCGCTTAGTTATCAGTGGACCGGGGGAGGCGGGGTTCAATTAGTTATACCAGGCAGTTACATCCAGGAAATTATTCAACCTTCTGCTTCAGTTACTCCTTCTAACGGCGTATTGATTCTAATGGGCGAAGCTTCTGGTGGCCCAGACTTTAGTTTACGGAACTAATTTAAATAACAATTCTTTCGGCGTCGGATCATACGGCGCAGTTGTAAATAAATATAAAAGCGGCAATCTTGTAAACGCTTTTAAAGCGGCTTTACAGGCTTCAGCAGATGCTCAAATTCAAGGTTCACCAACCGCTATTTATTTAATCAAAACCAATTCTTCGACCAAGGCTTTCTCAGAACTTTATCGTAGCGGTCTTGATTCAAATGGTTTAGGCAAATATTCAGGCATTGCTGATGCTTCTTTTGGTGCATTAGGTAATGCATTAGCTGTTAATGTTTCTACTTCAACAACTGAAGTTGCTCCTACAACTGGCGCGTTCGCATATGTACCAAATTCAAATGTAAGTGATACAGCAACTGTTGTAGTTCGTGTTAATGGCGGAGCTGCTGAATCATTACTTATTTCAGCTAATACTGCTCCTTCAACTTTAACAGATTTAGAAACTGACACTTCTAGCTTAAATAGTTTAAGTGGTATTTTAGCAACTGGTGGCTTAAATCGTGGCATTGAAACTGGTATTTCTGGTACTTTAACCTTTACTAGAGTTACTGCTACTACGGCAACAATTAGTGCTTCTGGTGGATCTTGGACAGTTACTCCGGTCGCTGGTGATACACTCCAAATTCCTTCAGGATCAGCAATTGAAGGAGCTGGTAATGTTAACGTTGGTTGGTATATTGTCACTAGTGCAAACGCTAATACGATTAATGTCACTGCAATTTCAACTACTGGAGCAATTGCAACTGCTTCAGGCGCAGTTGCTTCAAACGATTTGGATGATTTTAGCCCAGTAACCATTCAGCAAATTGGTGGATTATCACGCAATACACTTAATGGCCTTAGTGGATTTAATTTAGCTGTTGCAGCTTCAGGAAAATCAATTGTTATTACTAGTACCGTTAGTTGGGCTTCAAATCTCGAAGGCGTTGTAAATCAACCTCAAATCGGTGATTTACTACATATTCCTTCAGGTTCAGCTATTGCCGGTGCAGGAAACGCTAACGTTGGCTGGTATACAGTTACAGCTTCAGGCACAGCCACAGTTTCTGCTACAAGGCTGAGCAACAGCAGCTGCGTCAACATCGTTCGATGCACAACGTACTTCTATACCAGGCACAGGTAAAGCCTTAGAAATTTATGATGGCGGGGGCGCTGTTAATATTAGTACCGAATTCTTGACTCTTTCTGGTGGTGCAGTTTCTTTTCTTTCAACTCTAGCTACTCCAGTCATTTTGGCTTCAGCTGCTGAAAACGATATCACCATGAAAGTTACTCGTTTGTCTGATAACACGAATGCTACATTAACACCAAACAATCTAGTCGCTCTTTCAGTTGGTTATAATGGAACAACAGCTACATTAACAACTGGTTTTGCATCAAATGGCCAGCCCGTATTAACAACTAGCGTAGCTGGCGGACTAGGTGCGAACTTAAACATCAATTTGGTCACGTCGCAATTAACAACTATTCAGGCATTAGTTAATTTCATTAATTCACAAACCGGGTATACGGCTTCAGTTGGTTCTACCTTAGCTGGCCAGCTTCCTTCTTTTGCTCTAAATACCTTAAACAATACGTACCAATGGACCCTCGATGTGGGTACATTTGGAATATGCTCGTCTAACGGTGGACAACCGGGTCGTATTAAAGACGACGCATATGCGTTCTTTAATGCCGTAAATTCTGGAACTAGCGCTATTATTCTAACTCAAAGCGCCGTTACAAATGCGGCCACATCAAATGCAGCAATTGTAGGTCAGCCTCTTGCAGGTTTGCCTGATCCAACAATTAACAATAGTCTTGGACTGGTTAATGGGGCTCCAGTACAAATGCCATTTTATATTGGTTCTGGAGTTGGCGGAATTGCTGGAGCTACTGGTGGAACAAGCAATGCTAATGTCACCAATGCATTAGCTGCTTGCCAAAATCTTACAGCCAATTTCGTTGTTCCGTTATTTTCACAGAATGCTGGTTCAACTTCAACTGAAGTTGGCGATATTGCTCTAGGTCTAACAGATCCATCTTCGACTTATACAATTTCAGCAATCAACGCTGCAACATTAAATCACGTTGTATTTATGTCTACGATTTTGCAAAAAGGAAATCGTCAGGCCTTCTGTTCAAACCGTGATACATTTGTCAATGATTTAGCTGCAAGTTCATCGTTGGCAAACTATCGTGTTTCACTTGCTTTCCAGGATTACAAAGTAGTTGATCAAAATGGAAATATAACTCAATTCCAGCCATGGATGGGTTCAGTTCTTGCTGCATCAATGCAAGCCGCCGGATTCTATCGTTCGATTATGCGCAAGCAAATCAATACGAATGGCGTTTTGCAAAACACTCCAACTGGATTTACTTCACCAGATTTTAATGCAGTTAATAAATCGCAATTAACCCAAGCTCTATTGGGCGGATTGCTTGTTGCTCAACCTGCTACAACTGGCGGTTGGCAGTGGGTTTCAGATCAAACGACTTATGCTGTAGACAATAATTTCGTTTACAACTCAATTCAGGCAGTATACGCTGCTGATTTAATTGCTCTCACAATTCAGCAACGTATGGAGACTTTATTTACGGGTCAAAGCTTGGCTGATGTTAGTGCAGCCAGTGCTTTAACTGCCCTGCAAAGTATTATGGCTGATCTAAAACGTTTGAAATTAATTGCAGCTAGCCAAGGAAATCCGTCTGGCTATAACAGCCCTTCAATTCAAATTCAAGGCTATGTAATGCAAGTTTCAGTCAATGCATTTTTGGCTAATGCACTCGCGTTCATTCCTATTACCGTCAATATCAGTCAAGTAACACAGTCAGCTTCAACGACTTAATGTTGTTTGACTTTATAGTTTCTATAGTTACAATAAATTTATGTATTCAAAGGAACTAGTTCAAAAAGTAATTGAACTAAGAAAAACCGGCTTATCTAGAAAAGATATCGCTGAACAAATTGGATTAACACCATCCAAAATAAAATACATTTTGAGTGCTAACGATGTTCGAATAACCAAAGATCAATTAAAAGTTAATCTGGCTGCATCAAATACATCAGAAGTTAGAATTAAAAGAGCAGCTGCTCAAAAAACTTTTTATGAGCTTAATCCAGATAAATTGGTAGAAGTTAAAAATAAAAGAAGAGAAGCTTTAAGAGATCCGTTGTTTTTACAACAACAATCTGAAAGAAGCAAAGAAAAATGGCGTGATCCAGAATATGCGGCTTTAATTTCAAAAAGGCTTAAAGAAACATTTAGTCTTCCAGAAATTAAATTAAAGCTTTCCCAGGCTCATAAAGGATCGATTTCCCCAAATAACGCTGTTTATACATTTGGAGATATCTATAAAATTTGTGATAAGTATGGACTAAAATTTATAAAAAATTACCAAAGTCCAAAAACAAAATTATATAAATCAAAAAATATCAATAATGAATGGCCTATCCAATGTAGTTGTGGAAATATAATATACCCAGATATATCAATTTTAGCAAGAATTGAAGTTCCCAAATCTTGTGGATGCAAAAAAGGAATCGCTGAAACCGAAATACGTGATTATATCAAACAATTTTCTAAATCTATCGAACCGCGAGAGAATAGAGATTTAATAGCTCCATTTGGATTAGACATTGTAGATCCTACAAATAAAGTAGCTGTAGAATATTGCGGTTTACATTGGCACAGCGAAGAATTTAAAACAATAGCCTATCATTACAATAAATATTTGAAATGTCAAGAAATAGGGTATAGATTGATAACTTTATTTGAAGACGAATGGTTAACTCGTCGTATTCAAGTTGAAGGATTTTTAAGATCAATTTTTGATAAAAATAGCTTGATTAAAGCAGATGCTAGAAAATTAAAACTTGAATTGGCTTCAAAAGAAGAAGCTAGGGAATTCACTAATTCAAATCATATCCAAGAATATGCAGAATGTCCAATAAATTATAAATTATCAAATAATGATGGAATCATAGCATTAGCAAGTTTTAGTAAAAGACTTTCTAGTAGACAGATCGATGAAGGAGCTTGGGAATTACATCGTTATGTAGTTAAAATTGGTTTAAATGTTAGAGGCGGTTGTAGTAAAATTATTAAAAGATTTAAAACGGAATTTAATCCAATAAAAATCATATCTTATTCTGATAACCGTTGGTCTAATGGTAATCTATATGAAAAAATAGGATTCTTAAAAACAAAGAAATCTAATCCTTCTTATTGGTATATTAAAAAGAATTGTGGTACACAAAGATTTCATAAATCGTATTTTAAAAAAGAAAGAATCAAAATTTTATTTCCAGAAATTTATTCTGATCTAAAAACTGAATCAGAAATGATGAAAACTTTAAATTATAAGAAAATTTGGGATTGTGGAAAGATTAGATGGGAATTAATCTTTTAATTACGGTTCCAATTAAGGAGAAGTGATAAATGGCACAGGGGAATTCGATACCTAGCGCAGTTATGACCGGGCCTAGGGCTATAGTAAAATTAAATAGTGTAACTATTGGAACATTTAGTCAAATTTCTTTTGGACAGAGTTACGATTCTACTCCGGTCTTTACCCTCGGCCGCTTCTCTCCTACAGAAATTGTTATTTCTGGCTCAGATCCAGTCTCAATCAGTGCAACCGGCTGGCGCACAGTTCAAACACCGAGCAACCCAGGCGTCGGATATATTGGTCCTTATGGTCCTGAAAGCCCAATTGAGATGTTTAAACTTCAGAATCTATTAGAAGCTGATGGTTCAACACTAGTCATTC